ACTAATGATTGAAAAAAGAATTCAAGTAATCGTATTATGAAATTAAAAAACCTACTACCGATCCGAGAGGCAAAAGAGGAAATGAGTCCAGAACTCATGGCTTTGCCTTTTTTCCGTGAATTTCAAACTGTGCACGGATATAAGCCATTATTTAAATTTATTGGTACGAAGTCAGAGAAGCATGTTTTTACGGCAGAGCTGACAAATGTTGGTCAATTGGATTTGATTATCAAGGATGCTATCTTAATGGCTAAGATTGATGAAAAGGAAGCAGTATTTGGTGTAATTTACACACTAACTGGTTTGGAAATGTCAGACGCAACGGTTTGTAAGATGAAACTAAAGGATGGCAGAGTTGAACATATTATGTTTGATGACAAGGATAAGAAGAACTTTGATGCTAAGACAACTAAATTTTTAGAAATTTATAAAGATGCGAAATAAATCCAAAATACAAGAAAACCAATTTCGTGCGTTAGTTCGTAATGAAATTGCTAAAATAATGAAAGAACAAGAAGATGAGCAAATTCCAAGCAAGGAGAAAGGAGCTGATCAAAAGGCTCCTGAAGAGGAAAAGCCTAAAAAAGATCGTGGTGAGGCACTTGAAAAAATCACCTACTCATACACAAGAGCTTTAAAAAACAATTTACAACAGCTATCCTCAGAAGAGCTAGCAGAAGTAATGGATTCAATATTAGACCATTTTGGATTTGGTAAAGATGGTAAGATGGATGTTCTTAGAACATTAAAGAACAAGATCCAATATTAATTTAGATAGGTTACAGTAGGACTATGAGCGAACAGCAAAAGTCTATAAAAGAAATTATACGGGAAGAGTATAAGAAGTGTGCAACAGACCCAGCATACTTTATGAAAAAGTACTGTGTAATTCAGCACCCAACAAAAGGTAAAATTCCATTTCAACTATTTCCATACCAGGAAGATGCTATTAGCAAATTTAATGAGTATGATAGAAATATTATTTTAAAATCTAGACAGCTTGGTATATCAACGCTAATTGCTGGATACTCACTGTGGATGATTCTTTTCAACAATGATAAGAATATACTTGTTGTTGCAATAGATCAACAAACATCCAAAAACCTTGTAACAAAGGTTAGAGTGATGTATGAAAATTTACCTTCCTGGCTAAGATTAAAATCAGCAGAGGATAATAAACTATCATTACGTTTAGTCAATGGTTCACAAATTAAGGCAGTTGCATCAACCGGAACATCTGGTCGTTCAGAAGCTTTATCACTTGTAATTATTGATGAAGCTGCTTTCGTAGACAATGCAGAGGAGTTGTGGGCATCACTACAACAAACACTTTCAACCGGTGGTAGAGGTATTATTTTATCAACACCAAATGGAACAGGAAACTTTTTTCACAAACTTTGGACTGCAGCTGAATCAGGTCAAAACAAATTCAACACACTTAGACTACCTTGGCAAGTACATCCTGAAAGGGACATAAATTGGAGAAAGCGACAAGATGAGGAGTTAGGAATAAGATTAGCTGCACAGGAATGTGACTGTGACTTCTCTACATCCGGTAATACTGTTATTGATCCAGTGATACTTGGAGAAATACTGAAATCATCTGTCAAGGATCCACTATACACAAGAGGGTTTGATAATAATTTGTGGGTATGGCAACAACCAGACTACTCAAAGGATTATATTGTAACAGCTGACGTAGCAAGAGGTGATGGTAGTGACTACTCAGGATTCCACGTAATAGAGGTGGAGTCTATGGAACAAGTAGCAGAATACAAAGGCCAACTATCAACTAAGGACTACGGTAATATGCTTGTATCGATTGCAACTGAATACAATGATGCATTACTTGTGGTAGAAAATGCTAACGTAGGTTGGGCAACAATAGATCAAATTATTACAAGAGGTTACAAAAATCTATACTATAGTTACAAAGATAATCTATTTGATTCAGATGCTTTTTTAACAAGAGGATACGATATTGCTAATAAATCTGACATGGTCGCTGGATTTACTATGAGTCATAAGATCAGACCGCTTGCAATATCGAAAATGGATTTGTATATTAGAGAAAGAGTTTGCACAATTCGTAGCAGGAGATTGATTGATGAGTTACTTGTGTTTGTATGGAAAAACGATAAGGCACAAGCTCAAAGTGGATATAATGATGACTTAGTGTTGTCATATGCACAAGGCATGTGGGTTCGTGACACGGCTTTAAAATTAAGACAAGCTGGTATCGAGTTGAATAAGATGGCAGTCTCAAATATTCAAAAAACAATGGCGATCAGAACGACCAATAACCTTAATACTAACCCCTGGAAAGTTGAAACAAAAAATGGTAACCAGGAAGATATTACTTGGTTATTATAGTTCGTGCCATATTTATAAAAAAAGTATAGATGGCCGAAAACAATTTATTTAACAGGCTTAAAAAATTATTTAGCACTGACGTAATCATTAGAAACGTTGGTGGTAATCAGTTAAAGGTTATTGATACCGATAGAATTCAATCGGCGGGTAATATTGAAACTAATAGACGTGTCGATAGATGGTCTAGAGTATATCAACATACCCCAGGATTAAGTTACTATCAAGGACAGTTACTACACAGTTCACGTATAGAATTGTTTCGTGATTACGAAGCCATGGATACGGACAGTATTATAGCCAGCGCATTAGATATATACGCAGATGAATGTACATCGAGAGATGAGTTTGGAGACGTATTAACAATCAGAACGCAAAACGAAAGAGTTTACAAAGTTTTGCGTAATCTATTTTATGATGTGCTTAACATTGAGTTCAATATGTGGCCGTGGACTCGCAATATGCTAAAGTATGGTGATTTTTATCTACACCTAAATATAGCAGATAAGTTTGGGGTAATTGGTGTTGATCCAATATCAGCTTACGAGATTATTAGAGATGAAATGTTTGATCCTGAGAATCCACACAGAGTGAGATTTAAAAGAGACGTTTCAGCTATTAGTGGCTATGCTACTATCAACCAAAATGGTGAAGAGTATGATAACTATGAAATAGCACACTTTCGTTTATTAACTGATACCAATTTCTTACCATATGGTCGATCTATAATTGAACCTTCTAGAAAAGTTTGGAAACAGATTGTACTGATGGAAGATGCGATGTTGATTCATCGTATTATGAGAGCTCCAGATAAGAGAGTTTTTAAAATTGATATTGGTAATATCCCACCAAATGAAGTAGATGCGTTTATGGAACTTACCATAAACAAAATGAAAAAGGTTCCATACATGGATCCCGAAACTGGTCAATACAATTTGAAGTTTAACATGCAGAACATGATGGAAGACTTTTACTTACCGGTTCGTGGTGGTGAAAGCGGTACAACTATCGACAATCTGACCGGTTTAAATTTTGATAGCATTCAAGATATTGAATACCTAAAGAATAGGTTGTTAGGTTCCTTAAAAATACCAAAAGCATATTTGGGATATGAAGAGGATACAAGTGGTAAAGCAACGTTAGCATCTCAAGATTTTAGATTTGCTAGAACTATCGAGAGAGTGCAGCGTATTATGGTGTCTGAACTATATAAGATAGCTGTAATTCACTTATACGCACAAGGATTTAAGGATGATGAGGTTGTAGATTTTGAGTTGAGCTTTACGGCACCATCTACAGTATATGAAAAGGAGAAGGTTGAATTGTGGACCAGTAAAATGACATTGGCTGGTGACATGATGGACAAAAAGCTCTTTAGCAAAGAGTGGATATATGAAAACCTATTTAATCTATCACCTGAGCAGTATGCTAAGGAAATGGAAAAGATGGTTGTGGATAGTAAAGAATTCTTCCGTCTCGAGCAAATTAAAAACGAAGGTAATGACCCAGTAAAAACAGGTCAATCCTTTGGAACAGCACATGATCTTGCATCCTTATATAAGGGTAATGGAGGTATACCAAAAGGCTATGATGAAAGAGAGCCTGCACCTGATGGTGGATGGCCAGGAGCTGGTCGACCAGAAGAACCCGGATCATATGGTACACACCAACATCCACTTGGATGGGATCCACTTGGCTCAAAAGCAATAAGAAAAGTTTATGAGAGAGCAGATGCTATGACAGCTGCTGGCAGACTAAAAGACTTCAAAAGTAAGGCTGTAAAGCAAACTATATTGGAGCAAAAAAGTACGCAAGAAGGTATGTTGGACGAATCTGGACTATTAGATGAATAAACGATATTTATATACATGAAAAAATCAACTCATTCCAAAATAAAAAACACCGTAATTCTCTTTGAATTATTATCTAGGCAAATAGCAGCAGATACAATACAAGGAAAAGAAAATTCTCCTGCTATCAAGCTAATCAAGGAGTACTTCAATAGTACTACTTGCCTAGCAAAAGAGTTGACGCTATACCAATCCCTTATAAGTGAAAGCTACAAGTCAAAGGACAAGGCAAACTATCTAATCAACGCAGTTGTAAAAGCTAGAAAGGCTATTGACATTGAAAAGCTTAGAAGTGAGAAGTACAATCTAGTAAAGGAGATCAAAAAGCATTATGATCTAGAAGCTTTTTTCAAAACATCTCTAACAGACTATAAACTATATGCATCAATATACAGAATCTTTGAAGGAGCTGTTGCAGTTAATCCAAATGAGTTAGTTAATAGTCGATTCACTATCATAGAACACATTGTTGATAAAAAGAAGCTGAAAAGTGATGGTGACAAAACACAAAAGTTAATCAACGAATATACAAAGCAAGATGAAAGTGTTAGATTATTAGCATATCGTTTGCTTGTAGACAAGTTTAACGAGAAGTATAAAAACTTATCAGACAAACAAAAAAATGTACTGAAAGAGTATATTAATAACGTGTCTAATACAGCTACATTAAAGACCTTTGTTGTTGAAGAAGCTGGCAACCTAAAAAAGACTTTATCAAAGCAAGCTACAGAGGTAAAGGATCAAGTAATAAGGATCAAATTAAAGGAAGTTGTTAGTTTGCTTGGAAAATATGAGAAGATGAAAGTGGTTAATGAAAACCACGTATTATCTTTGTTACTTTATTATGAACTACATAAGGAATTGAAAAATGCTCACAAATAAAGACCTACAAGAAGTTAAAAGCTTTATCAAAAAGGTTAAGAAGATGAAGCGAGAAGGCAGCACAACCGCAGGTGCTCCTGGCTACCTAACACCAAAAGCTTTTAGTGGAGAAGAGGGTGGAGAAGGTGCTAGCAATATAGATAAGATATCCCACGCAACAGGGTATGATATAAAAGCCAAAAAGACTAGAGTACATTCTATAGATTTGCATGAAGTCAGCTACAATGATTTCAAGAAAGATGAATCACGCAGTACAGTCAAGAAAGTTAATGAGTCTATAATTGAAATCAACAGAAAACTTAGAGAAATACAGAGACTACTAACACACTCTAGTAAACTAAAAACTGAAGCTAGCTTAGATGACTCTAAATTGTGGAAACGTACAAATGAAGCACTTTTAAAGATATCAGATAGAATGTCTGAAATTGCTGATAAAACTAGACGTTTTGCAAATCTCAAAGAAATACAAACAAATGTTGGTTTAGAAAACATATTTAAAGCAGCAGGCCTAGATGCAGAAATTTTCAAAGATGCAGATGGATTGCATGTTGATGTTACTCATTTTGGTGAACCGGTAGGCTTTGATGTTGAAGGAACTAAAATTATAGATGACAGAGGTAAAGTGTTGGGAGATATATCAGATACGGACATTGTAGACAAATTGAAGCGTTATTTTAATGCATAACAATATTTATAAGAAAAATGGAAAATAAAAGACTACTAGTTGATTTTGTTGGGTCTTTTGAGTTAACACCTCAACAGATCAACGAGTCTATGATGCAAAATGATGGTAAACTGATACTAAGTGGTATCATGCAGCGTTGTGATGCAATTAACCAAAACGGTAGAAAGTACCCAGTAGAAATTTTAAGAAGAGAGGCTGACAAATACAAAAATGTGTTTATTAAGGAGCGCAGAGCATTAGGTGAGTTAGATCATCCAGAAAGTCCTGTTGTTAACCTTAGCAACGTATCACATAACGTGTTAGACTTGTGGTGGGATGGTAACAACTTGATGGGTAAAATTGAGGTACTAGGAACACCATCTGGCAACATTGCTAGAGAATTATTAAAAGCTGGTATTCGTTTAGGAATATCATCTAGAGGTATGGGATCTGTTAAAGCAATTGGTGAGGGTAAAGTAGAGGTTCAAGATGATTTTGAAATCGTTTGTTGGGATCTTGTATCAAATCCAAGTACACAAGGAGCGTTTATGAACCAGTTAAATGAAGGTAAAGGTAGTTCATTACCAAACAAATATGGTAAGGTAAATGAGCTTATAAATGACATTATAACATTGATATAACAATGAAATTAAAAAACATACTCGACGAAAACTTTGGCAATCCTAAAAAGACGTCTGTAAACGAAAAAACAGCTTTCCTTGAGGAAGTGAAAAAATTTAATGAGTACGGATCTGTTATTTACAGAACGGAAGATTTAAAAAAAGTTGCAGAAGCAATCACACAATTAGCAGAGAGAGCTGAAATGATTACGCTTCAGGAGACTGAAGATTGGTTTGATGAGGTGACGGTAAAAAAGAACATGCGTGGCATGAAACAGAATGTTAAGGAGTTTAACAGATCTGTAGCCGAAATTTCCAAACTACAACAGAGACTAGAATCTATTTACGAAGAAATTGGACACACACTTGGAAGATATTATGAACTCTAAGATCAACGAACTAAGAAATTTAATTCGCAAAGAGATTAAAAAAGCTCTTAGTGAAGATCTTGGCACAGATATTAAAAAGGCTAAAGATGTCAAAATGCAAGCGATAAAGAAGCTAGCTGATCTAGAAAAGAAGAAGGCAGACATCGATGTTAAAAACGCACAAAAAGGTATATCATAATGAAACTAGTATCACTACTACCTCTAAATCTTAGAGAAGCTGAAAAAGAAGCAAAAGACGAAAAACCGGCAGATGATGCAGAAGGTGGTGATGAAAATCCATTTGCTGCTGCGGATGATTCAAATAAAGATGCTGGAGAGGAAAGTGAAAAAGATGCAGCTGCGGATACTGGAGAAGAGGCTGAAGAGGGTGGTGATGCAAAATCAAGCGAAGAAGCAAAACCATTAGACATTGTGTTTAATCCAACAAGAGTGAGAAAGTACAATGATGTTAAGTTCAAAGACAATAAAGGTAGTGTTGTATCCATATCACGATTCGGTTTAACTGTTAAATTACCAGACGAAACTACTGTTTTTGTTAATTTTGAAGATATTTTATAATTTTTTCTTGTAAAAAAACTTATTTTTATTTTTTGTCTATATTTATAGACGAATACGCTATTTCCTAATATAGCGTTTTTTATATCAAAGCTATTGTGGCTCAAATAGCCATAGAAATCACAAAAAGTATTATGAACAAATTATTAAAAGACGCTATTGCGGACGCAAAAGCTGTGCGTGAAACAGCATTGGCTCAAGCTAAGTTAGCTCTTGAAGAAGCATTTGCTCCTAAACTTCAATCAATGCTTTCCAACAAAATTAAGGAAGAGATGGAAGAAGAAGAGCCTAAAATGGATGCTTCAACAGAAGACGAAGCTATGAGAATGAAAGAACTTGCTGGTCTAGCAGAAAAGGGTGATGAAGACATGACTGGAGACGACGAAATGTCCATGGATATGGATATGGGCGGCGAAGAAGGTGGTGAAGAATCCTTTGATGACATGGGCGGTGAAGACGAAATGGGTGGAGATGAATTTTCTGGTGGTGACGAAGAAATGGGCGGAGAGGAAGAGTTTTCTGATGAAGACGATGACCTTGAAGAAATTTTACGTCAGCTTGAAGAAGAAGAGACTTCATCTGATGAGGAAGATTCCTCAATGATGGAAATGTCCGATGATTCTGAAAAGAAGGATGAAATGGATGAAGAAATTAATCTTGACGAACTTATCCAAGCTCTTAAAGAGGGTGAAGATGAGGAAGAAAAAGAGGAAATGGACGAAGTTGCTGGTGACGAAGAGTACAAAAAATCTTCTGATCAAGCGATGGATGCCAACAAAGGTAGTCATGGTGATGTTGTAGAGATGAAGAAGAAAATGAAAAAGATGGAAGGAGAAATTAACGAAGCTTATGGAGCTGTTAAGTTTCTTCGTGAAAAGCTGTCTGAAGTAAATCTTCTTAATGCTAAATTGTTATACGTTAACAAGCTGTTTAGAAAGAATGGACTTTCTGAGTCACAAAAAGTTAAGATTATCGAAACTTTTGATCGTGCTAAGAATGTGCGTGAAGCTAAACTTATCTACGCAACATTGTCTGAGTCCTTCGTAGCTCCGACAAAAACAAAAAAACCTGTAGTTGAAAACTTCGCTTCCGCTCCTGTTAAGAAGACTGAAGTTATTGCTGAAGGTAACGAACAAATGAACAGATTCAAAACATTAGCAGGAATCATTAAATCTTAATAAACATGAACTTATTCGAAAACGTAGAAGGCTATAATAGAGCCGATGAAATCAAACCACTTATTAACAAGTGGTCGAAGACTGGCCTTCTTGAGGGTTTGAGCACTCAGTACAAAGCTACTGTTGCTTCAATGCTTGAGAACCAGGCAAAACAATTAATTAAAGAAGGTTCAGCTACAACAGCTGGAACATCCGGAACTGGATACGAACAGTGGACTGGTGTAGCATTACCGTTAGTACGACGTGTATTTGCTCAGATCGCTGCTAAAGAATTCGTTTCTGTACAGCCGATGAACTTACCTTCAGGTCTTGTATTCTATCTTGATTACAAGTATGCTACTGACAAGAATCCATTTGGATTTGCTCCAACTGAGAAAAACCAAACTGGTACACTTCAAGGTATCACTTCAACTATTGGTGTTGATGCATCTGATGGTTTGTATGGTGCTGGTGCTTTTGGTTACTCTGTAAACACTAAGAGTGGTAGTGCAGCTGTGTCAGCAACAACTGCTTCTGCAGCTGCTTCTGATGTTAATTATGATGGTGCTTACACAGCATCGGTTGATACACGTTGGAAAACAGTAGCAATTCCAACATCATCTGCAACTGATCTTGATACTTTAGCTGTACGTTCATTCGTACCTAAGTCAGGTTCAACCATTCTTGAGCCAGGTCAATATGTACCAGCATTTACTCGTATTTCTGGTGGTAATGTGTTATTCGTTGTAACAGCATCTGTAACCTTGAACATGACTGCAGGTTACAACTTCTTGTACTCAGTACAACCTACAAACGATGCTCGTGGAGATTTCGAAGCTAAGCCAGTTAGTTCTACTAACCGTAACGTTGATACAGACCTTAGCATTCCAGAAATTGAATTGCAAATGCGCTCTATCGCGTTAACTGCTAAGACACGTAAGTTGAAAGCAAGCTGGACTCCAGAATTTGCTCAAGACTTGAACGCATATCACTCAATCGACGCTGAAGCTGAATTGACTTCAATGTTGTCTGAGTATGTGTCAATGGAAATTGATCTTGAAATTCTTGATATGCTTATTAGCCAAGCTGCAACAACTGCATATTGGTCTGCTAAAGTTGGTCAAGAGTGGAATGGTTCAAGCTTCGCTACTAGCCAATTCACTGGTACAGCTTACGTACAAGGTACTTGGTTCAGCACACTTGGCACTCAACTGCAAAAGGTATCTAACGAGATTCACCGTAAGACCTTACGTGGTGGTGCTAACTTCTTAGTATGTTCTCCAACTGTAGCTACAATCCTTGAGTCAATCCCAGGATATGCTGCTGATGGTGATGGTACTAAGATGACTTATAACATGGGTGTACAAAAAGTTGGTTCATTAACTGGCCGCTACACTGTGTATAAGAACCCTTACATGACTGAGAACACAATCTTGATGGGATTCCGTGGTAACCAGTTCCTTGAAACAGGTGCTGTGTACGCTCCGTACATTCCGTTAATGTTGACTCCGCTTGTATACGATCCGAATAACTTCACGCCAAGACGTGGTGTGATGACTCGCTATGCGAAGATCGTTACTCGTCCTGAGTTCTACGGTAAGGTTCTTGTTGCTGACCTAAACACTATCTAATCAATAGTTAAGCAATAAAAGGAAAGCCCCTCTTTGGAGGGGCTTTTCTGTTTTGACAGGGTAGGGGTTTATTTTAATTTAGTACGTACATTAACCTGGTTAACAACATTACTAGATGGACTTTGGACTCCTTGAAATCCATTTTGTTTAATACCATTAAACTGTGTGTGATGATTGAATGGTTTTTGTGTCAAACTAGGTCTATTGACTAGGTTGGCAAGTTTTGAGTGATGTGAGTGTGATTCCATGATTTTTCTAATAAATAGTAACTGTCGAACTATTTATATAAAAAACATTGTTCTATGGAAGAGTTGCAAAATGAGTTTCCCAAGAAGAAACCAAAAAATCCGATCAAGTTCTTAATTTCTTTAAACGAGGAACAAAAACAAGCAAAAGCAATAATCCTAGCAAGTACAATTACAGTCCTGCGTGGTTCTGCTGGAAGTGGTAAGAGTATGGTTGCTGCTAATGTCGCGTTAGATATGTTGTTTAGAAAAGAGGTGGAGAGAATTATTTTAACAAGACCAGCAGTAACATCCGGTGAAGAGATTGGTTTCTTACCTGGAGACAAAGATGCAAAGTTAGCACCGTATACTGCAGCAATCTATGACAATATGTATCGTCTATACAAGAAGGAGTTAATCGACAAACATATACAAGAAGGTTCGATAGAAGTTATACCACTTGGTTTTATGAGAGGTAGAAATTTATCAAACTGCTGTGTAGTTGTAGATGAAGCTCAAAATATAACAGATAGACAGATGGAGTTGGTTCTTGGTCGTTTGTGTAAAGGTAGTAAGATGTTGTTGTGTGGAGATGCAGCACAGATTGACTTAAAAGACAGAAAGATGTCAGGATTTGACTTCATATGTAAACATTTAAAAGATGTACCAGGTTTTAGTGTTGTTACGTTGAAAACTAATCATAGACATGAAATCGTAGAACCAATTATTAAAATCTACGATGAATATAGAACGTAATATTTATACAAAAAATGGCAGCAGGTAAATACTCTTTTGTTATTGAACAAGGGTCAACATTAAACTTTGAAATTCAGTATAAGGATTCAACTGGAACACCCATCGATTTATCAGGGTATTCCGGTAAAATGCAAATACGTTCAGATTACGCAGACAATAGTCCAACAACATATGCTACATTATCTAGTTCACTAGCTGCCGATGGTACTGGTTTAAATTTTAGTGGATCTAATGGAAGTACACCTTTATCATCAGGATCAATAGGAATTATTATATCAGCAGCGTCTAGTTCAGCATTTACTTTTAACGAAGCTAAATACGATTTAGAACTAACTAATGGTGCTGTAGTTACCAGAATACTTGAAGGTAATGTTAAACTTAGCAAGGAGGTAACAAGATGAGCAACACAGTAACTGTAAACCAAAATACTACCACCGTAGTTACTATAGCAGCTCAAGGACCACAAGGTATACAAGGACCATCAGGCTCACAAGGAACTGGATTTAATTCAGGTTCGTATACTACAACGTCCTCGTTTAATTCCTTTACTAGTTCATATCAAACAGATAGCTCATCTTTCAATACTAAAATCACAAGCCTAACTTCTGCTACAAGCTCATATGTTCAAAATTCTCAAACATCAAGCTTTGTAACTAATTCAAGTACCGGATCCTTTGCTGTAACTGGTTCAAATACATTTATAGGAAATCAAACCATATCAGGTAGTCTAGCCATATCAGGAAGCGTAACAGCAGATAATTTATGGTATAGATATACATTAATAAATCTTCCATTAAATACAGCGGGTACCTATACAATTGTGCCTGTAACACCTGGATATAAATTTGTACAAGCATATTATGTATTATCATCAGTTCATATCCCAATTAATACCTCAATTGAAAATAATAGTAACTCATCAGTTACTATTTCAAATCCTATAAAGTTAGGTACACCAAGTGTTGATTCTGCAATTTGGAAATTTGATGGTGGTACTTTAGGAGCAAATGAAGTATATAGTAAATGGAGTACAATAGGAAGCAATGTAATGATTGATATTAGTACAGATCCTATTATAGTTACTATAGATGGATTTGGTAGTGATACAGGTGTAATAGATGTAACAGTAACTGGATATCTTAAAAAGATCTAATATTTATAACAAATACACAACCCATGAACATACCAATTTGGCCAGGATCTAGTTCATTTTACCCAGGCAAAACACCATTTGGTTTCTATGATGATGACTACTACTTTCAGCTAGATGCTGATAAAGTAGCAGATTGGTGTGCTAATAAATTAGGCTATCCTATCATGGAAGTTGAAATGCAAGACAAAAATTTCTATGCATGTTTTGAAGAAGCAGTTACAGAGTTTAGTAATCAAGTAAATATGTACAATGCAAGAGATTATATGCTTGCATTGCAAGGTGCATCAACTAGTTCAAATTTAAGTGGTAGAGTTGTATCTACAAATTTAGGTAGAACTATTGATCTTGCAAAGAATTATGGAGCAGAGGCAGGTAGTGGAGGAAATGTAACATGGAAAACAGGTTCCATACAATTACAAGCAGGCGTACAAGATTATGATTTAGATGTATTGTGGACTAATGTTCACGAAAATGGAAATCATATTGAAATTAAAACGATATACCACGAATTTAGTCCAGCAATCGTACGATACTTTGATCCATATGTTGGAACTGGTGCAGGTACACAACAGCTTTTAGATTCTTTTGGATGGGGATCTTATTCACCATCAGTTAGTTTTTTGGTAATGCCACTTTATGCTGACTTGCTCAGAATTCAAGCTATTGAAATGAATGACCAGATTAGGAAGTCTGCTTATACGTTTGAAATCAGAAACAATAAATTAAGAATATTTCCAATACCTGGAAATGATGTGACATTACATTTTAGGTACATTGTAACAGAAGAGCGTTCCAATCCACTAAAAGGAGATGCTGGAGTAATATCAGATATATCAAATATACCATACAATAGATTGGAATATAGATATGTATCGCCTTTGGGTAAAGGGTGGATCTACAAATACACACTTGCACTAACAAAAGAGCTTCTTGGCTTAATTAGAAACAAATATAGTGCAGTACCAATACCAGGTGCAGAAGTAACACTTAATGGTTCAGATCTTGTATCACAGGGTCGTGAGGACAGAACCAACTTGATAACAGAACTAAAAGAAACACTCGAAGTTTTAACAAGAAAAGGACAAATGGAGCAAGAGCAGGCAATTGCAACGGCTATGAATTACCAACTGTCAAAAGTTCCATTAACTATATACATTAAATAATATGGCACTGTTTGGAAGTTCTCGAGACATTAGTATGTTTGTTAAAGTGAACAACGAGCTGTTAGATAACATAATACAGCAAGAGGTAGACTATTATCAAATAAATTTAGAACATACTAAGGAAAATTTATATGGTGAAGCTTCTCAAAATAAAGTGTACAATTCACCACTAAGGCTAACATGCCTTATTGAGAGAAATGATCAAACTTTTAATGTGGATGATCAGATTGGTGTAGATGCAACACAAACTTATACATTTAGATTTTTTCATAGAAAGCTTGTTGAACTAGCACTTTGGCCGGAAGTTGGTGATTTAATAGAGAATAGAGGCAATTATTATGAAATTGATAATGTTAACGAGAATCAATATGTTGTTGGTAAAGACGCAGATTATCCAAAAAATGTTGGAGCAGAGTTTGGAGAAAGTTGGTCAATCATATGTGTAACTCATTACACTAGAATTAGTAAGTTGCAGATTGTAGAATCTAGAGGAGGTCAAAATGTATAACAGAAAAAGACAACCAGCAACGCAGGTGGAGATTATAAACTCCAAACCAATACAACCTGAAGTACGTACTAATGAAGTTAGACGTGACAACGATGATAATCCAGAACTTAAAATAGGATTATATGACATTGATTTTGCTATCAAATACTATTTTGATAATGTAATAAGACCCTCGGTAAATGATAATGGATCACTTATACCGGTACCGGTTATGTACGGTGCACCGGAAAAGTGGAAGAATGTTAGAACTGATGGTTTTATGCGTGATAAGAATGGTAAGGTCCAATGCCCATTAATAGCTTATAGAAGAAGTTCGATTGAAAAAAATAGAAATCTCGGATCTAAAGTTGATGCAAATGCACCAGCAGCTTATTATACAACCCACACCACATACACAAAAGAAAATCGATACGATCAGTTTAGTGTACTAACAAATCAAAAGCCACAGCAAACAACATATAGAGTCATAGTACCAGAATATCTGAACCTAACCTACGACTTGATAGTTTGGACCGATTACATTGAGCATATGAATGGTCTACTAGAAGCTGTGTTGTATAGTGAAGGAAGTTTTTGGGGAGATAAGGATAGGTTTAAATTTAGAACAAAGGTAGACAATATAACAACCATCACAGATCTACAAAACGATAATGATAGGTTGGTTAGAAGTACTTTTAGCATGACAGTATTTGGATACATTGTTCCTGATGCATTAGTTAAGAAACTAAGCAATACTGGTCCGGAAAAGAATATTGGTGTAGACTCAAGAACAACAATCTATAGTACACCTACTTATGAGACTGAACAAGAGTCAATAATTAGCGGAAGTCTATAAACCTGCATATTTATAGGTAAATGGCTCAAGTAAAAAAATATCTTACTTGGGATCAAACTGAATACCCAATTCAATGGGATAACAACCCATACACTTGGGAAGAGGTTTTTGTCCTAATAGAAGTTGCTGAGGCAATAGGTGGTGGTCATACACCACATGATGCCTACAAACATCTAGAAGAGAGAAAAAAGAAGGTATTAATTAAAGTTATTGCTAAAGTAAAAGGTGAAGAGTTCAGCGAAGAAAAATACAAACAGGAAAATATAAAAGTTACTACAGAGGATATTGAGTTGGTATTAAAAGAAGTGCTACACATACAAGTAAATAAAGTAGAATAATATGTATACATTTTATACGGATAAGCAAGAGATGTTTGAATGTAAGTTGGACCTCGAAGGAGCAAAACTAACAGATTCAAAAGTAAGATTAGTATTAGAATCAGACAACTATAACTTGCTATTTTATGGTACTATTAACGAAAATGGTAAATGCCAAATACCAGTAAAGAGGTTAAAAAGCCTCCTTCAAGAATCAGATACGGGCAAAGTTAAGTTGGAAGTCATTGCAGAGGATACATACTTTGAACCTTGGAAAGATACATACAGTGTTGAAACTAGCAAAAAAGTTACTGTTGAAATTGTATCAAAAGAAACTGCTAAACCAATCACAGAGAAAAAAGTAACAGCTGTTGTTGAAAAGATTGAACCAAAAGAAGATCCTAGAACAACTCAATTTTTAAAGATACTTGAAAAGAAGAACATAACATTAGCAAACATTAAACAACACATTAAAACCATACAAACCCTAAGCGAAATCTTTACAAAAAAGTATAACTTGTCAGATTCAGAAAAAAGGAGTATAGTTGAAGGTGTAGTTAATAAATTAAAATGATAAAATGTTACAATGTCAGCTGATAACTTTACAGGACAAAATATTAGTGGCACATACCAAAGGCTACTTCAGCTGTCAGATAATGATGGTTTCGTAATCAACGGTACCGGTTCTAGGGTAGACCTTTTACGAACTACATCATCATATGCTTTAACAGCATCTTACGTACCAGGAGTTACAGTCACTACTCCAGGTGGAGACTTGTGGTCTATACAATTTAATTCAGCTAGTACTTTTCAAGGTTCCAACAAACTACTATTTAACAGTGTATCCTCAGTACTAACATTAACCGGTAGTTTATTTACAACCGGCTCAAACACATTTATTGGTACACAAACAGTAACCGGTAGTTTGTTTACAACCGGATCCAATACATTAATAGGTAATACCACATTAACCGGTTCATTAAGTATAACTGGTTCAACTCTACAAGTAGGAAGCAATACATTATACGGTGATACTCTGTTATCGGGTAGTATAACCATATCCGGATCACATTTAGCAAATACACCAACAATTAGGGTGTATGGTGATATGGAAACTGATGGTGTAATTAAATTCCTACCAGTATCCTATGACATAGATCCAACAATATCCGGTTCCTACATTTTCGTATCAGGTTCAACTGATGACTTATATTTTTCTCAAAATGGGGCTGGGTTTTCCAATACAACTCGATTACGTTGGTTAGAAGGTAATTTGTATACTGGGTTATTAAACGGTGGTTTATTATCAATCGTAAATACCAACACATACAGGATTAGTAGTGGTAGTGGTATTATTGTTAATTTGAACGGATCGTATAGTGATAATCCATACCCAATAATAGAATATCTTAATTGGGGAAATATAACTAATACAATTGATGCTTTAAGTGGATCATT